CGATAATATCCTGTGCTTCAGATCTTCTATATCTGCCACACGCTGATTCATAACTTCGCTGTCGAGCGAGGCAAATATATCCGCATAAAGCGAACATGTTCTGTCAACTGCGGCATCTGCACAAAGGTGCTCATTTTCAATAAATCCGGTTATCTGCTGGTTCATCTCAATATCTTCTATAAGATAAATCTGATTCTGAAGAACAAGAGACGTCTTATCATTTTTTTTTAACTTTTTCTTCTTGTTGCTGTTTTTAATGGATGTAATTCTGTTTTTTTTCTTCGGAGTCAACTCTTTGCTCCTACAAGCCTGGCATAAGCCATGACTTCTTATCATCACTTTTCGTCCGCATCGTTCGCAGACGTATAGCTTCTTTTCCTTGCTTTCCATTCGAATAATAATGATATTATTGAAAAGAACAATCCCGCTGAAGCCAGTAGATAAGGTACGTTCATTAATAATTTAGATACCTCGTCTGTCTTAATCACTATCAGAAGGAAAGCGCCTGCTGAAAGCAATGATATTATCGCCACAACAAGCGCTATGTTGGAAACTACATCAGCCTTACTCTTCACTCTTCTTCTCGCCTAATTTTTCAGCTCCCTTCTGAAGATCGTATTTGAATACGTCAATGATCTTCGTTTCAGCAATAGCTTCGCAATTCCAGTCTCCTAACGTGCCCTGCATACCTTTAGTTAACACAGCCTCAGCGTCTTTCGGATTGCCGGCCTGGACATACATATAGCATGGCGTTTTCTTTTCTTTACCTTTCTTTTCATCCAGTGTAATGTAATTCACCTTACACTTATACCAGTACTCAGCTTCTCCGTTGAAGAAGATTTCCGACACTTTAATAGGATTTATTTTAATAATGTCGAACACTTGAAATAAATCCTTGAAAATCTCTAAAGATCTTGATTCTGCCTCTGTATAAGACAAGGCATCTACCAAATACTTTTCAGTTACTTTCTTTTTTTTGCCGTTCTCGATATTATCAATCTCGGCTTTTACCGTAATTTCAAACCAGCGATTCATTGTATTAATATTTAATTAGTTGATTCCTTTCCTTTCTCTATACTATTTTTAAATCTTTCAGAACACCACTGCAAAACATCCATCATCATCATCTCATTATTAGATAAGATGCCTTTTATAATTAACGCCAATTGATGCTGTGACATTCTTAGGCTCATATCAAATCTTCTTTCCTCTTCATTTACTATCGTGGCTACGAAATACTTACACCCCTCTAAGTGCGTCAGGGCTTCAATCATAGCTTCTTTTATCTCTTTTTCTTCCATTCTGTTTGTTTTTTTTGGACAAAGATATGTCTTTTGATAATAAAAAAGATTCAAAATGATTTAATTTAGCTTAATTACTACTCTTTTGATTCGTCCGGCATAGGCATGTCAAACTTTTTCCTGATAAACGATTCTGTTTCTTCATTGAATGGATAGGCCTCCTTAATAAAATTCATAGCTACCTCCATATCACCGTCTGCTATATCTTTATACCTTTCAAAGATACCAACCAGGTCATTGTTATATGAACGCTCTTGTTTTATGTTGTACACGTATTTCAACACCTTGTCTTTAATTTCATTGGCTTTTTTCACGGTGTCATTGAAGGTATTTATACTTGTCAATTCAGGGTTTTTATTTTTCGCATCTATCTTATCAAACTCTTCCTTGCTATATCCTGTTTCTCCTTTAACAGCCGGGCAAACACCCTCCTTCATGATCCAAAACTGTTCATACGATCTTGTCAGAAACCTTGATTCTGTTTTAAATGCATTATACTTGACAAGCAAATTAGCCACCTCAGTTGCACCTTCTACGGTTCTAAAACCGATGCCGATATCTTTTAACATAAATACTGGAACTCCAGTTCTTGGATACACGACTTCTTTTTCGTTCTTTATATTCCAGTTTTTAGCTTCAATTGGAATACCTTCACCAGCAAGCTCCTTGTCTATATACAGACTTATCTCTTCGTCTGTCAATGCCACAATCTCATCTCTGCTTAAATCAAAAACTGTTTTCATTTTTTTTATTCATTAAATTAAACAACTTACTTCTTTGTTCAGGCTCCGTATATTCCACCCATATATCGGCTGCCACATTTCTAAGAAATTCCATAAAGTCTTGATGATCCCTGTATTCAGCAGAATCAACTTTTCTCACAAAACTTAGAATTTCCTTTAACATCTTATTGTTTTCTTCAAGAAGTTCTCTGTCGGTCATAACCTTTCAAATTTTCTTCTTATGGTGTTGATTCTTTACCGCTCTGGCTACCTCCGACAACTCCACGTCCCTTTCCATTGTTACCCGAAAATCTTCTTCTGTTAAAGAAAAAGACATAGTTAATGTAGGAGTATCCTTAAAATACCAATCACATAATTCTTTTAACTCTTTACGTTCATCCTCGTTTTTACATTTATGAATGGTAAGGTAATTCATTCTTTCCTCTTTTTCTTTGTCTGTTAAATCTTTTTTCATAATTCTAACTTTTAAAATTGAGTATATAATTACCTAAGGTAATAGATCATCCAAATAAGCCCATGATTCCATTTCATCTAATCTGCATAAAATACATCCTGGACGGCTGGATATAAAAGTTCTGTTCTCTTCCAATATACCCATAATTGGATTCTTTGATCCTATTGTTGATTTCTTAGGGAGAAACACAATAAAACGGTGGCAATCTGGAATTACTGTTATAGAATGCCACACGCTGTTAATGCGCCATTCTGCACCAGCTTTAAAAAGAGGAACAGCAAATTCTATATCTTGTTTCATGTCTTATTAATTGCTCCAAGTTGTCTAATCTTAGTTTTAATCTCTAAAAGTTGAGCGTTGTTGATTATATTCTTATTCATATTTTATTAAAGTTTATCTATTATTTTGTCACCCATTTCCTGCCATTCATCACTCACGCTTATAACCAATCCTATGACAGTTGATGATAATAACAATGTAAAAATAAGCCATAACAGAAAGCAGATAAAAACACATACATACCTCATGATTTTTTAGTTGTTAGATAAAAGCAAAATCGGTTCATTTGACTCCGCAATTGCTTTTATTTGTTCTGGATTGACAAAACTCTTAACTTGTTCGCTTATATTACAAATGGACTTGATCATATCAACGAATAATTTCGAGGTACATTCGTTACACTCCACTTCCATTACCTGTTTATGTCTATTGTATGATATGCTCGTTACACAATTCAGCCAGTGCGCATAAGTTCCTTTTTCTGTATTTAACCTGCCGTATTCTACTTTTGTCTCTCCATTTCCATATTCAATTACTCTTTTTAGAAATGGTTTTGCATAAACACTAAAACCGAAAGGTTGGGTGTTTAAGGCATCTAAACGGGAAGTTCCATCTCTCCATTTTCCATTTTCATCGCCTCCTGTCCATTCCTTAGAGGGGTTAGGGACAATATTTCCGTTTTTGTCATAAGAAAACGTGCAATTCGTTTCCAGTTGATACTTAATAACAGGCACTTCTTCTACTATTTTATAACTCAAACATCTCTTCAGAACTTCCCTGATTTGACTTTCCAAATCAGAAAGTGCTATACTATTGAAATATCCTTCGTTGCCTAATCTGTTTGTAGGTAATTTGATCCCATAAGAATGAATCTTGTCCACATCTTCTTTTGACAAGGTAGTGGTAAACACTCCTTCTTTGGTGACATTCACTTTAACAGTTACAGACAAACTGTTATTAGCGTTCTTTTCCGTTATATTTAGTGTTGTTAATGCTGCCATAATCAGATCTTTTTAAAATCAATTCGAATAAATATAATGCATTCCTGCTTCATACACCTTATGTACATCAGGGTCATTCTTGTCTTCCGGTTCCAATTCGCTCTCTTCACGAGTATAATCCCATTCAGAGTTGTAGTACATATCCTCGTTTGTTTTTTCCAAGGAACAATCTTTCATTAGATTCATATTTTCTCCCCATACTGCAACTTCTTGTCGTTGCTCTTCTTCCGTCATAAGGGATATTTTGTCTTTCAATTCTTTCCAGGTCATGATTTTTAAAAGATGATTAATAGTTTATTCTACATCAAAAAGCTGATCTAACACCAACAATTCCGCATTCATATCTTCATCTTTCGGGAAACGAACTTTTATATTTCCAAACTTAGATGTCTTAAACAAGATGTAGGGGTTCATATCTTCGGCAGTCACCGGCTTATATTCCTTAACTTCCGACATCTTGAGATACCAGTCACCTATTTTTACAAACCCAGAAAAGATAGAACACAGATGCGCTTTTACAGACTGTATCTCCTTTTTATCTTTGAAAGGTATAATTTCGTCCTTTCCCCTTATCCTGATTGACAAGAAAGGACGAATGTTATCTGTTTCATTTTGAAATTTGAAGCCTGTTATGGCTTGCTTGGGGATTCTTCTTCCCATTAATATAAAATAGCTCATTGTGATAAGTGATTTTGTTTTATATCAGGTAAGTAATTTGTAATAACATCAAGTGATATCCATAACTCTGGCTCTATGCTGTTTTTTATTCTATCACTGAAAAGAGAATTATCATCACAATCACAATGAGAGATTGTGATATAACAATCTTGATAATCCCACCAATGAGCCGATTTAAAATCGTCTCCTCCATTCCAAAACCCTATTCTTATACCTCTTGGGTTGAAATCTTCATCTATCCAACTTGGGTGATAAGCCAACACTTCTTCTCCCTCTGAAGGTTTTTCCTCTTTGAATTTCTTCCAGTTCATCTCACCTTTAATTAATTAGACACAAATATACAAGTTTTACTAAGATGCCCTTCTGTCATCTCTTTGACATACTCCCACACCTAAAGTTCGCGGTAGTATGTCAATCTATTGATTTCTTCCCAATCTTTTTAATCTTTGTTGGTCTTGACAATCGATAATCCTTTTCTATCGGCCTATCGAATACGTCATTCCTATATCCTTTATATCCTTTCTCGTAAATACTAACCCTTGCACAAAACTCAACCACATCGCCTGGTAATAAATCGGCGCTTTCGAATCCTTTTGTCAAATCAAACCACAAATGATCTGTTACTATTTTACCATCGAGTAACACGTCTTGTAAAAGTATTGTCTTTACAGGTCCTTTATACCCATCCCTGAATCCAAAACGAATGAATGTCGCTGTAAATACGTGCCGATCTCTTGATCCTATTATTTTCAGTTCTTTTCTCATTCTCTTTCATTTATTTGTTTCACTTATGAAATTGACAACATCCTTTAGATATCCTTCTGTCATCTCTATGAAATTCACACAATCTAATTTGCTTAACTTGTAAATCAATGCCGGATTGTGTACTATGGCTATAATTTGTGTTTGTGGTTTATGGAATGATAATACATTATAAATTTGCATTATATTGTCAATGTCAAGATTCCTGTCTGGCTCATCCATGAGAACCGTGTATTCAAAACTGCTTTCTGCTAATGTTATGCGGTTTCTTTTATAATACTTCAACAGACTATCAATCCTTTTAATCCAAAACGCATTTGATTTTTTCTTGTATTCTACAAGATCTTGTATTGGAAACGTATAATCCTTTTGACCGAACATTAAATTGAAAAGTGATTCCAATGATAACACCACTTTCTCTCCATAAGATCTTCTAATATTATTCACATACAAATCTAAGTTGCTGATGTTTTTCAATACACTATCTCGATTCATCTCCGCCGATGGCAATAAACGGAATACTTTCCCTGCATAATCGGATGATATGTCAATCCCATCAAGAACCTTGTCATCATCATCAAATATAGGTGGAAAATCCAGTGCCTCGATCGGTATTTCAGAGCACATGGATTTCTCACATAACGCATACATTGATATGATGTTAAGCAAAGTTGATTTTCCACTACCGTTTTTACCTACAATCACATTCACTCCTGGCTTGAAAATAAATTCTCTACTATTTTCAAACGCTTCTATGTCAGAAGCATATTCAAAAGGAGTTTTTGTATTGTCTTTTATTTTTACTGATGTTATCATTGTAATCCTTTTTAAAAATCAATTACCGCCCGAACCATGTCTCCGATGTGCTTGTTGCCGGTGCCCGTGAGGCCACTGGAGAAGACCACGTACCACGCGACGGCCTGGCTGCTCTCAGTACTGGACCAATACCACGTCGAGGAGAGGGGAGATGCCGAAACATAAGTGAATGCTTTGTTTAGTTCGTCCATATAATGGGCCATTAAATTTAATTGACCAAGAGATGGTATATACTCGCCATCTTCCAGCAGATTTCTCAATTTTGGATTTCTGGCTACAAGGCGTTCCGTATTGCCGCGTCCGTCAATGTCAAACAGCGCATCACATTCACGTTCGTAATATGTTCCACTTCCGGATTCTTCACGGCTATCATCGTCAAGCAATTGTATGATATCATGCTCCGTCAGTGAGATTGCAAATGACATGTATCTGTGCTTCAACCCAATGTATCGTACACAATCTTTGGAGTTATCGCCGGTAAACGGCTCTGCATGTCCGTCTTCGTAGATTATATACAGTCCGTCAGTTGACTCTTTCTTATCCTCTTCGGATGGTACTCTGTTTTCACATGTACATTTCTCACTTTTGGATCTTACGATTATATTCAATTCATTTAATACATGATTCCTGATGACACTCTCGCACGCTCTTCTTACAAAATCATGATCTCTTTGTTTGAGTTCATCATTCACCATGCATCTGATCCAGTTTTCTATCTGGTTGTCACCTCCATATGTATTAACCATGTACCGTTTTACGTGTTTCTCCAATAACGGCTCTATGTTTTTGATTATATCTTCTTTGGTAAGGTGAAGTTCATTTAATATACAGTTCCTTACCGCCCTGTATTCTTTACTTGTGCTCATGATATGCCCATTTAATACTGTGAATCATATTTTCTTTCTCTCCCGCTGTCTTCCCCTATAGGATTATCCCATCCGTATTTTACAGCCGTAGCTTTAAATAGAGGTAGCCCGTAAAATCTATAATCATCCTCATCCCAGTCTTCAAGACCTTCTTCCAGAATGTAGTTCCACATCATTACACATTCAAACATTAAACTGGCTGATATTCCTCTCTGATTTAATGCCTTTTCAAAACCGAATCTTACATCTTCTTCAAGCTGTTTCAAAACATTCTCCCTGGTAAATTCAACTACAGTACTGTTCCACCTTTCTTCGTTATTGTATTCTTCGTTCGGCTCCATACCGAAATCCTTTATCATGTTATATGGGATAAATTTAGCCAGTCTGTTAAAATCTCTACCGTCTAAACATTTTGATGCTAATCCTTTAAGTTGTTCTAATGTTTTCATAAGCAATTTTGTTTGGTGATTATATACAACTTTACACCATCTATATAAAACAGAAGCCGGATAATGATTAACGTATATCCGGCTTCTGTTTTATATGGTTAAAATTCTTTTTCGTTACCACCTTTTTTAGAGGTGGTTTTATCAAAAAGAGGGTCGTTAGGATCTGTTTTGGGATTATAGCTAAATACACCTTTAGCTATTCTCTTCATATCCTTCTCTAATTTTCCACTTTTACTACTTCTGATCGTAGTAGTGGTTGATATTGTGAATTTCTTATTTTTTTTCATGCCGTAATTTTCTTTAGTTGTGAATACCTTAATCGTCGTTTGGTATTCTGCAAAAATACATCGAATCTTTCAGATTCCGATAGATGTTTCGTGTTATATCTGAAAGATTCGCAATCTACATATCTTTGAAGATGTTTTCTCGACACCCAGAAATGGGTTCCAGAAATCATTTTCTTCAAATGGCTCCAATATCCTTCGATTGTGTTTGTTGATCTTCTGCCTATTACATACGCTCCCTTTTTGTGATATACTTTTTGATGATCAAACTTTTCTTTGTTGATCCCGTTATACGCATACCATTCGTCAGAATATATGGTAGAATTAGGATGAACGGTATTGTATATCAAAGGAAGTAAGGTTTTACCTTTTGTGTCTGTAACGACATAAGCGACAACAAATCCTTCTCGTTGGAGTGTCCCAAACACAGGGGTTTTATCTTTTAAAGATCTCCCCTGTGCATCTTTAACTTTATCCTTACTATGTCTATTCTTGTTTTTGCCACCAATATAAGTTTCATCCACTTCAATCTCGCCTTTCAAACACGGCTCTTTTATTTCAATACTAAAACAATTATGAATACGTTGAAGCATAAACCAAGCCGTTTTCTGTGTTACTCCCACGATTTTAGACAACTGTAAAGATGATACTCCTCTTTTCATTTCAACAACAAAATAACAAGCCAGCATCCATTTTCGTAATGAAACCTTTGAATTTTCAAAAATCGTTCCTGTACGAACATTGAAGTATTTACCCGTGTTTTTACACTTGTACCTATTTCCTTTGCATTTATACACCTTAGATTCCGGATCAAAAGGAGAAACAACGTGATCTCCCCACCTTTCTTTTTCAAGAAAGGTTATACACGCTTGCTCATCAGGGAACAATTTTGAAAATTCAGGAAGTGATTTAAAATCGAACATACTTCTTATTTTTATATTGGATTATAAAAATACAAAAATATATTCATATAACCAACTAAAAATCAATCAAATTAATCGAATGTCTGATTTTGAATTATTTTTTTTTGTTGTTAAATTTCTAATTCTTTTCTATTTTTGAGGATTGTCTAACTTAATAATACTAATATCATGGAAAATAGCAATCTTGAATTTTCTATCTTAAATAGACATCTAAAGATTAAAAACGTAGATCCTAACACTATACTTGATAATATAACCTATAATTACCATATTATTAATAATACAATTATAGATATTATGTTTATTATTAAAGACCAATATCTTTGGAATATATATGATATACATTATCGAATTAAAACAGATCGATTGATCTACTTAAAAGAATATGATTATCTTTTTATTGCCAAAATAATTTATTTTTTACTCATAAAAGAAACTAAAAATATTGAAATCAAAAGAGGAGTTGAATTTTTCGATAAGGTCACAGAGTATGATATATATATTCAAATCAAAAATTATTCTCAAAATTTTTCATAAAATCATATTTTTTTTCAGGCGGAACCAAACCATATCCAGCAATATCTCCATTTTTACATTTTACTATTTTGGTAAATTTGGAGTAGTATACACTTTGGTTTTTGTCTTGCAAAAAAGATTCAAATTCCTTTATCTCTTCATCTCTTAGATTAAACATTTCTTTATATTCTTCTAATGTTTTCATAACTGTTTTTTTAAGTAATTGATTAATTTATAAAAAGAAAGCGGTGATAAACTGAGTTACCACCGCTTTTACTATCATATTGTTTCGTATTACTTTATTTTGTACATTGAGAAATCTTCAAAATCACCTGATATACAATATAGTTTTAGCCAACCTTCTGACACCTTAACATCATAAACAATAGGTGGCTCAGGGTCACTATCAAATACAATGACTAATCTCATTGTATTTTTATCAAAAGAGTATGTGAAAGGATCTGGGCTTTTCTTTTTGCCTTCATTGTAATATACAGTCATTACGCCTGTATCGTCATTATAAAATGTGAGTTCGAAAAATTCATCTGCGGGGAATTGCTCTCCCCATGAACCTATTAATATGCTGTTATTGTCATTATTCACATTATCATCGTTACACGAAAATGTGAATAAAAGTAGCAAGGTTAATAATATATGTAGTACTTGTTTCATGTTATTGTTAAAATTCATATCCGACCTTTATACTAAATCCGTTCATGTCACCACTTCCATCTCCCCATTCTTCATCAAATGATACCTTTTGTATAGAATATCCTATACCTAAATTAACAGCTTGTTTTTTAGTGGTCATAAACCGTACACCAATAAAAGGGTTACAATACAATCCACCTTTTTTTGCATGTCTTGGTGCTTCTTTTGTATTGAACTTATACCCTATTCTTAATGCAATAAAAGGAGATATTGGACCATTCAAGGCATATCCTCTCACATCCGCAAATACAGGTATGCTTACTGTTGAATAATCGGTCATATAGTGTATGCCGGTTCCACCTCCTACAAATAAATATTGATTGATTTGGCTTCCATATGTAAAATATAATTCTGGGCCTTTGTATCCACCTGCCCAGTATCCGAGATCAATCATAAATCTACTCCCTGTCAAATCGTACTTTTCATTGGATATTTTAAATGGAATTTTAGATTCTTTCTCTTCTTTGGTTATTTTACTGATATCTTCCATAGGGTACACAAACGTACTACCATCAGAAGTGCGAATAGTAATTTGCTTGTCTGGTATCTGCTCGATAATAACCCCTTTTATAACACTTCCATTTTTTTAATGAATAGCTTCAACCATTTTGTTTTGTGAGTAAGCGCATACACTACCCAATAGAACAACTAACAATAATAGATACTTTTTCATATGAAATAATTTTGCTCTTTCTGCCTCCTTCGAAAGATTAACAAATAAAAAAAGCGCGGAGACTATTGGATATTATGACATTGAGGCTCTGGACTGCCCATCGAACAATAATACACAATAGATCCACGCCTTATGCTGGTATATAGTTTGCCCTTTGTATTAAGCAAAGTGATATACAACAACACAGGCGTAGAAACATTTGCTATTATCCTGTTCGATGAAATTGTCCAGATTTCAATGCCGGATAATATCTTAACGCTTCTACGTCTTAACTCTAATACGTGAGGGCAAAGATATAGATATTTGGAAATGCAAACAACCCCATAACAACATTTTTATGAATATTGTTATGAGGTTGTAAGATGTGCTGGTCAATGATTATTTTTTAGTAGTAGTGTAAAGTTGTATATAATCACCTATTTATATTATCGAATTTTTCTTTTATAATATCCGCTCTATACTCGTTTGTTACCATAGCATGCTTGCCTGGCTTCATTCTCCACAAATTAAAATACCTTGTCACATTCATAGTGGCATTAAATAATGATATTTCATATCTTGTGTTTCCATTTTTATCACGCCCTATGTTTTTAACATAACATATGTCTGGCTTGTATTTGAAATAAATAAAAAGCCTATACCAGCCTTTTCCTTGACATGTTTCACAATTCCATCTTCCAGCAAGCCTCCTGTATCCCCTTACTGGTATTTTCACTATTTCCCTTGGCACGATTTCAATATACTTTCCTTCTCCGATTGGTATAGTCATATTACCTGCCTCTTCCGTGCAAAAGTATTCTATTTCAGATGCCATTCCTTTATACACATAGAACCGGTATAGGTTCCCGTCAGGGTCTACCCGATCCATGTAATATAATATCACTTTGTCTACTTTTATCGTTTTCATTCCTTGATTCTACTTATCTTTAAATTGTTATTCTTACTGTATTCCTTCAGCCAACTATCCGTTAGATAACGATTGACTCTATCATATTTCTTTTTCGGACCTTTGCTCCAGAATTTCCATTCGTTTGTAATATCGTTCCCATATTTATCAAACCAATAGATATAATATACTACGTTACCGTATAAATCCACTCTGTTTCTTTCCTGTATGATTACCTCGTAAGGTGTCTCTCTATCTCTTTTCTCCATCTTTGTCCTCCTTTCTTGAATAAAAAAAACGGCACCTATCTTCACAGACCAGTGCCGGCAACTAACTCGCATGGAAAACTACTTAACCTCAACTAATTCTACAGAGTTGTAGAATTTAGTGAAGCTACCAACAAATTCTCTTATATTTTTGTATTCTTCTGGTCGTTTTCTGTTACCGTCTTTTATGTAATTTACCCACAGTCTATCCTCTATGTTCTTAATCGCATTTTCTATAGTAAATTCGTCGCTGACACACATTAAGCACGAAGACCCGGTTTTCTTATGTGGTTTATACACCCTTGAAAAAGACCACATTTTTATCCTGTCGTATATATATCCGTTGTTGGGATAAACGAATCCTATCCGGCTGTCACCTTCTTTAGCGTAAAACACACCTGGCTCCTTCCCGCCCTTTCTATATACTACAAATCCTTTTTCTTTTAGGATATTAACCACTTTGTCTAATTTATTTTCCACGTTCATTTTCATGCAAAAATTTAAAAACGACCCTCATTATAGTTACGAAGTTCTCCACCTTAACCCACTCATGAGCTACTGCTCTAAGTACGGATGTTTCGTATGTCGGAATATCGTCTTCTTCAATCACCTTACAAGAAGCCAGAACTCCTTCAGTCGGCTTTAGTCCTCGGTCATGCAGCTCGCAGAGACCGCCCGGCTGGCGGAATGCGCACCACCCGTCTTTCTCTGTTGGCTGGATCATCGCTATTGGTTTTTCTTTCACTGCAAGATACCCTACCATCCACATTGTTTCTTTTAACCTGTCAGCGTATCCGGCATCTATGATAGCCTCTATGTCTTTTGGCGTACCAATACAAGGAACCTTACACATGTTCTTGCATTTATCACATGTACAAGGTTGCTCCCATCTGTTATGATCTATGCCTACCAACTTCTTTATCCGTTCTACTTCTTCTTTCATATTATACTATCTCTGTTAGTTTTTCATAATACAACTTCATTTCCGGTGAAGCATATTCCATGAATGCTTCGAATAAGTAGGGTACCTCTATTATCATATTCACATTACAACCTTCTGCCTGTGAAAGAGATTCAAGATCATTGCTGTATGAACACGTTACATGAGCTCCTACATTAAACACATGTAAATCTAATCTTACATATTCCATACATAAATCTAACGCTTTAAACAAGTTCTCTACCTCAATCTCCTGAAATAGGTCTATAAACATCCTTAAATCCATTATTTTACCACCCTTTCTACATGTTTAATTAATACTACTGCTATTCCATTGCCGGTTTTTATCGCACATTCCGATCCCCTTATCCATTCTACACACCCTACATACTTTTCCGTAGCATGAAATCCGGGATTGTATTTTCCAGATGTACTGAACTCTACCGTATCCCCTACCTTCAAATCATCAAAAGCAATAGACCATGTGGTCCAAATTCTATCATGTCTCCCAGGCTGAATGGCTCCGATTACGCCTTTTTTACGACCGTTTTTTATCGCCCTTAGTATTATCTTCCTATCACCTTCGATAAGGCTGCAAAAGCGCCCGTAAAAGGTCAAATCAACCTGTTTTCCTCCTATTTCTTCTCTTATTTTTGTTATTCTGTTCATTTTCTGATTTTGTTTTATTTTTTTCTTTGTTTTTTCTATCTTCTATAGAAGATGATAATAACATTATCTTTTCTATGTTACTTTTTGACTGTAAAAAAGAATCGCATTTCATTACTACTACCACCTTCTTAAGTTCCCCATTATCGTATAGCGATACACGCATCATGTTTTGCGCCTCGTCCACTATCAGACCTGGAGTAGTCTTAGCCATTTTACGTAGCTTGTTATACTCTGGTCTTTCCATTTCCTCTGTTTATTACTCTATAGTATTTATCCTTATCCCCTTCTTTTAACTTCTCCAGATAGAAAATTCCATCATGTAAATGAGACAAACAAAATCTGTATCCGTATTTCTGTACTCTTCTTACATGATCCCGCAGTCTTATCTCTTCACTTTTGTCTTGTACTTTGATCTTAATACTGTCTCCTTCTTTGATTGTGTATAAAATAGTTTGAATCTCTTCTTTTTTCATCTTATAAAATATTTTAACGGCAGCACCTATACTCACGCACCACTACTGCCTTATGTTTAACAATTAAATACTTAACTCTTCAATGGTCAAGCCTTTTTCTTTTGCCCATTTTAACATTGCGCATAATTCTGTTTCTGACTTATATTTCGGATCACGCCACGCCCATCCGAATTTATCCAGGACATGATGATATAATTCGTCGGCCTTTGCCGTGTAAATGTCTTTGAATAAATGCTCCGAACCTTCCGGTATAAGCATTTCTGTTGTTGCAAAATCAGAATACGACAAACATCCGTAAGCATATTCTGTTATTTCACTCCATGCTTCTCCGGCTTTAAATCCAAATTCTTTTACAAAAGCCAAAGTTAGATACATATTTAATAATATTGTTACATCATATCCGGAATCCGACTTTCTTTCTATTATTTCCTTTTCAAATTCCTTTAAATCTTCAGGCCCTAAAAAGATGTATCCTGATACCGACCGGTAATTAGTCTCCGCATACTTCTTGCATTTATCATCATTGACAATCTTACTAATGTTAGATAACATCTTTTGCCTCCATTCATCACAAAACTCTACCTCTACGTTCATCCAATCAGTACCATAATTATATTCTTTCGGATATCCGACCGATGTTACCTTTATACTATTCACGCCATATCCGTAAAGGCGTTCACTTACCTCATTCGCCCATTCCTGTACAAAAGGAATAAACTTATTGTAATAAGAATCAAAATCAAAATCCGATTCCTCCTCATATTCTGGCATCTCTTCATAATCCTGTTCAAAGAAATGACGAGGATCTGCTATTGTTTCGTAGAAACTTACGTTAATGAAACAAAACTCGTTGGTTGTCGTTTTTAATATCATAACTTTTTGTATTTACGTACATTTTTCTTGCCATAGAATCTACACATGGCACGAATCTGACTATAAAATACTTTTGTCCTCCTGGCCTCAAAGTATTTAAACATTTCTTCATTCTTTGTTTCCCAAACGTAATCCGTTTGGGAACTCATGCGATCTTTCTCCTTGCGTGAATAATGGTAATATGATACCACAACACGTTTCATACCATTCTTTACAGGTACGATATTTACGTCTATACTATTCTCTGTCATATTATTATTGTTTTATGCATTATACAAATACAAAGAGCGCATACCTTCACAGGCCGGCGCTCCTTTCAATAAAAATGAAAAAACTAATATTACATAAACATATTGTTTTCTACTCTTTATTACAATACTTTTGTTCCGCAATTATTATATCTTCCGTACTCTTTTTTCGTATCATTCAAGATTTCAAAAACCATCTTCTTGTGATCTTCGTTTGGTAACCTATCCTTAACAGCCGATATTACGCCCGCTATAGACGTAAAGCCTGAATCTGTTATTGAACACAGCAACACGCCTCTGTCGGCTCCGGTGCTTATTGCTGACGCCTTTATAATATCATTCTCATATATTCTCATAACTTTTTTGTTTTATTGTTTGTGAGATGCCCAGAATCGAACCAGGACCGGCACATACGCACCGGCACGCCGCGTCATCCCCTCTATGATGCAGAAATAGGCATGCCTATCCTCACGAACCGACATGCCAAAACCCAAAACTTAATTTGATGAATAAAATAGATTAACAAAAATACTATTCTAATTCTTTTATAATATCTTTCACAATATTCAGCCTTACCTCCTTCGTTTCTGGACTAAGACAACCAAACCACCCATAAAACGTTCTTGTTTCCTCTGGTTCTGTGGCCATACTTATCTTCTCCCCCAATTCCGGGAAATATATTCTCACCATTTCGTCTGAACGAAACTCATAGATATTTTTATGTGTTTTGAAATACATAAACACTACATTTCTTAACGCAACACATATGTATTCCCCATCCTCTAACCTATCAATCATCTCATATACCTTTTTCCATATGAATAATCGCTCTTCTTTTGTAAACATATCCTTCTTTATTTTTATGGTATTATTTGACTGTATGCAGACTTTTCCATGTACACAATATTATGCTCCTGTCCAAATATCTTCTTTGCCGCCTCTTTCTTTATCGCACAATATCTTCCTGTACGATACGGATTCTTTTGATCTGATCCATCTTCAACCTCGATAATAAAACAACCACCATCATCTATTATCTTTTTGCAATCGTCACATACTCCGCCCGTGCATATATGATGCGGCGCCTGACCTTTGATATTATTTCCTAATAAAGCAATGCCCATCTCTTCGCCACATATCATGCAGACTTCTATAGACGGATTCAATCCGTGTTCTGGATGTAATGTAATACCATCTTTCATTTTCTTTCCTCCTTTGTTTTTAATGTTGTGTGAGATCGCCGGAATCGAACCGACCTACTGCACCATGAATCCCATAAAGCAAATACTCCGATCTTCGCAGACGGGAGCATTCTGTCTAAAGCATAAGAAAATTAATGAAGAAAATCTTCCTCACTTACGCCATAGCATCTAAAATAGCTATCAACACTATTTCTATGACAAACATAATAGAAAATATCTTAAATGCCTTTTTCATATCGCTATCTCCTCCTTTTTATTTTTTTTTAGTTCCACAATAAACTGTTCCGGCTCTGCTCCGACCTACGTTCCACCTACAACCGCAGGCCTTAGCCCAAGGCGCCGCCTACTCCCCCTCTATGGCAGCCTGTTCGTACCTACAAATCCAATCTCCATCTATACAACTATCACTACGCGATAATAAACATTTATCCTTATAACAATCATAAAAAATACACCTATCACAACTGTAATCCTTAACGTCTACACAGCTAACTACCTTAGCATATACTATTCCATCACTGCCTTCTATTCCTTTTACCCCGAAAATAGAACCTTCTACCTCCTTACTCAAATCTAAGTCAGGCGCAAAGTCATATACGTTCATGTTGTTTATGTTTTAATTGTTAAACATTCCGATTGAAAAAAAAATACTCACATAATGCAGTCCTTAATTCTTACCTACAGAATACTGTTTTAAAAACGCTGCAATCCTTAATTTTGTTGGAAGAGACTACAAAATGCTGTTTTAAAGCTCTGAATTTTGTTGAAATAGAGTTGAATTTTGTTGAAAGAGGGTTGAATTTTGTTGAAATAGAGTTGAATTTTGTTGAAATAGGGTTGAATTTTGTTGAAATAGGGTTGAATTTTGTTGAAAGAGAGTTGAA